AACACCCAAGTGGCTAGATTCAGATGCTTTTGCCAAGATGGAAGAGTACTACTACACCGCCAATATGCTTGGGATGCACACTGGTGAGCAATACCATGTTGACCATATAGTTCCTCTAAGAGGCAAGTTGGTAAGCGGTTTAAATGTTCCTTGGAACTTACAAATCCTTACAAAGACAGACAACCTGAGAAAGAAAAACAAGTTCTATGGCTGATCTTAATTTCCAACTATTGCCGTGGCAGCAGATTGTTTTTAAAGACCCCGCCCGATTCAAAGTGGTTGCCGCAGGTCGTAGGTGTGGGAAGTCTCGATTAGCCGCCACAACTTTGTTAATTGAAGGATTGCGTTGTCCTCCTGGTTCGGCAGTACTCTATGTTTCGCCAACAATGGGACAGTCGAGGCAAATCGTCTGGGACTTGTTGCTAGACCTTGGTAGAGAGGTTATTCAGAACTCCCATGTAAATAACCTAGACATTACCCTGATAAACGGAGCTAGGATATACGTTAGGGGTGCGGATAGACCTGATACCCTTCGTGGAGTCTCGCTGACCTATGCCGTACTAGACGAGGTAGCAGACATTAAGCCTGAGGCATGGGAACAAGTCATTCGTGCCAGTTTGTCTGATAAACGTGGGAGAGCGCTCTTTATTGGCACTCCAAAGGGGAGAAATTGGTTCTACGACACCTTTAAACTAGGTGAGAGTGAGGATGATCCTGATTGGAAGTCATGGCACTTCACCACTGCTGATAACCCCTTGATTGACCAAAAAGAGATAGATTCCGCTAAAAAGACCCTGAGTTCTTTCGCTTTTAAGCAAGAGTTTATGGCTTCTTTTACCAATGCAGGGTCTGACATCTTCAAGGAAGAATGGATCAAATACGGGGTAAAACCTGAACATGGGTCGTATTACATCGCTGTTGACCTTGCAGGATTCGAGGAAGTTGCCAAACAAGCAGCCAACTCTAAGAAGCGTCTAGACGAGTCTGCTATCTCAATCGTTAAGGTTACTGACGATGGGAAGTGGTTTGTTGAGAAGATTGAACACGGAAGATGGGACATCCGAGAGACTGCTTCTAAGATACTGATTGCCATTCGGGACTACAGACCTCTTAGTGTGGGAATAGAGAGGGGGGCACTAAAGAACGCTGTTTTGCCCTATCTGAGCGACTTGATGCGAAAGAACAACACCTATGCTCACATCATAGATTTGACCCACGGGAATAGAAAAAAAGCAGATCGAATCATTTGGGCTTTACAAGGTAGGTTCGAGCATGGCAGAATTGTGTTAAATTCGGAGGAAGATTGGGATGAGTTCGTAGACCAGTTAATCCTGTTCCCTGCTCAAGGAGTCCATGATGACCTTCCTGACTCCCTTAGTTACATTGACCAGCTTGCTGTTACATCTTACATGGAAGAAGATGAGAGCGAGGAATGGCAACCAATAGATATTATCTCAGGGGTATAAGAATGGAATTTCAAGAACCTAGCGACTCAGACAAAGAACTAACAAACTTTGTGGTCAACCATTGTGATAGATGGAGGGACTACCGAGACACAAACTTCTTATCTGATTGGCTAGAGTATGAGCGCATCTTCAATGGTGAATGGGATGCTCAAGACAAAACTAGGGATTCCGAGCGTTCAAGAATCGTTACCCCCGCTACCCAACAAGCCGTAGAAACACGCCATGCCGAGATCATGGAAGCTATCTTTGGTCAGGGTGAGTTCTTTGATATCCAAGACGATATCCGTGATGTTAATGGTAGTCCTCTAGATGTTGCTGCCATCAAAGCACAACTCATGGAAGACTTCAAAGTCGATAAGATTCGCAAGTCTATTGACCAGATCGAGTTGTTAGCTGAACTGTATGGTACTGGAATCGGTGAGATTGTTGTCAAAACAGAGAAAGTCTATGTTCCGTCAACTCAAGCAATACCTGGTCAAGTGGGACAAGCGGCTATCGGAGTCGTAGAACAAGACCGCATTGCAGTCAAGATTGTTCCTGTTAACCCCCGTAATTTCTTGTTTGACCCTAATGGAACATCTATTGATGACTGTATGGGTGTGGCTATTGAGAAGTATGTCTCTATCCACAAGGTCGTTAAAGGCCAAGAAGATGGCATCTATCGCAATGTAAAGGTCGGTACTGACTCTATGGATACGGACTTAGAGCCTACCCAAGAGATTACTCAGTACGAAGACGATAAAGTAAAACTTCTTACTTACTATGGTTTAGTTCCTAGAGAGTATCTAGAACAGCTAGAAAACGAAGAAGATGGCGAAGTAGAAGATTTGTTCCCTGAAGACTCTGTTCAGGATGAGTATTCCGATTTGGTTGAGGCAATTGTAGTGATTGCCAATGATGGTGTTCTTCTGAAGGCAGAAAAGAACCCATACATGATGAAAGACCGCCCAATCCTTGCTTATCAGGACGATACAGTTCCTAATCGCTTGTTGGGTCGTGGTACTGTCGAGAAGGCTTATAACTCACAAAAAGCCATAGATGCCCAAGTTCGTTCACACTTAGATTCACTAGCCCTGACAACTAGCCCCATGATGGCTATGGATGCTACTCGTCTACCACGGGGTGCTAAGTTTGAAGTAAAGCCAGGCAAGGCAATCCTGACAAACGGCAATCCAAATGAGATTTTGTTCCCGTTCAAGTTCGGAAATACTGATGGTTCTAACCTGACAACGGCTAAAGAGTTTGAACGTATGCTTTTGATGGCAACAGGCACTCTTGATTCACAGGGAATGGTCACTGCTGTTGCCAGAGATGGTGGTCAGGGTGGTATTTCAATGGCAGTAGCCTCGATTATCAAGAAATACAAGCGCACCTTGGTTAACTTCCAAGAAGACTTTATGATTCCGTTCATCAACAAAGCCGCATATCGCTATATGCAGTTTGACCCTGAGCGTTATCCTACTGTGGACATGAAGTTTATTCCTACAGCAGCGCTTGGTATCATTGCTAGAGAGCATGAGCAACAACAATTCATCTCACTTTTGCAGACTCTTGGCCCTAATACACCTGTTTTGCCTATCATTTTGAAGGGCATCATGGCTAATTCTTCTCTGTCAAACAGACTTGAGTTGATTCAGATGCTAGACCAGATGGCTCAACCTGATCCACAAGCTCAACAGATGCAACAAGCCCAACAACAATTGGCTATGCAGTTGGCACAGGCTCAGATTGCTGTCCAAGCAACTCAAGCAGAGCAAAATCGTGCAGAAGCGACTAAATTGTCTGTTGAAGCTCAGTTAATGCCACAAGAAGTTCAGGCTAAAGTGCTTAGTAGCGCTACAAAGAACTTACCTCAAGGTAATGAGGCGAATGAGTTTGACAAACGGGTCAAGATTGCTGAATTGATGCTAAAAGAAGCTGATATTAAGAACAAATCTAAGATTGTTGAACTTCAAATGGCTGATAAAAAGAATAAAATATCAGGCATGGAAGAAGATTTCTTAGATCAGTTGACCAAGGAGTTAAGCAATGGACGCTGAAAGCCTAGTCAAGGAGTTAATACTCAAGAGCATGACTCCTGAGCAACAGGAGGCTATTCTTGCCTCTGTTAAGACTTCTGTTGCTAACGCTAGAGCAGTTCAAAAGCAAAAGATTGGCGAGAATGTCGATCTTGTTGTTCAAGCACTCAAGAAGATTGAGTCTGATATTCGCAGTCGCTATGACGATCTAGGCAATCTCATTGAGAAACGAGTTGCTTCCATTCAAGATGGTCGGGATGGTATCAATGGTACGGATGGACGAGATGGCAGAGATGGTAAGCCAGGCAAAGATGGCGCTATGGGTCGCCAAGGCGCTCAAGGTGTTGCTGGTAAAGATGGAATAGATGGCATTGATGGAATCTCTGTAGAAAATGCTTACCTAGACTTTGATGGTGGTTTGGTCATTAAGTTGTCCAATGGCAATGAAATCAATGTTGGCGAGATTATGCCAATGGAGTTGGCAAGCCAGATCAAAGTTATCACCAATGGTGGCGGTACATCTCAGTATGTTTTAGATACGCTTGCTTCCTTACAGACTCAGATTAACACTCTGATTCCTAGCCAAACTGGTAACTCAGGAAAATACCTGACAACCAACGGAACAACGACTTCATGGGGTTCAATTGCTGGCGGTGGATTGAGCTACCAAGGCACTTGGAATGCGTCTACAAACACACCTACCCTTGCTTCTAGCACTGGAGTTAATGGTTATTACTACATTGTTGGAACAGCAGGTTCTACAAATTTGGATGGAATTAGTGATTGGCAGATTGGCGATTGGTTGCTGTTTAATGGTTCTGTTTGGCAGAAGATTGACCAAAGTGAACTTGTAACTAGCATCACATCTGCTGATGCAAGTATTATTGTTACGACAACTGGATCAACAGTTGATCTTTCGGTATCACAAACTTCTCCCGCATCTGTATTGGTTGAGCAAGTACGAAATACTACTGGTGAAACTCTTACCAAGGGTACGGCAGTTTATATTTCTGGTGCTACAGGTCAAATTCCAACTGTTTCTAAAGCGCTAGCTACAGGTGATTCAACATCTGCACAGACGCTAGGTTTGATAACAAGCAATTTATCAAACAACTCCAATGGATATGTCACCATAATTGGCTTAGTTTCTAATCTAGATACTTCCGCATATACAGATGGAGCGCAACTCTATCTAAGCCCAACTACAGCAGGAACTTTAACGGCTACCAAGCCTTATGCACCACAGCATTTGGTATACATGGCAGTTGTGGCTCATGCTCACCCAACTCAGGGTAAATTGCTTGTCAAAGTACAAAATGGTTATGAGTTAGATGAACTTCATAATGTTTCTGCTCAGTCTCCTGTAACTGGTCAAACCATTGTTTATAACTCAAGCACTTCGCTTTGGGAAAAGAACACTGTTTCTTTGACTGCTGGTATCAATGGAACTTTGCCTGTTGCTAATGGTGGTACTGGCGTAACTACTAGCACTGGAACTGGTAACACTGTATTGTCTACTAGTCCAACGCTAGTAACTCCTATCCTTGGAACTCCAACTTCTGCTACTTTGACAAATGCAACTGGTTTGCCTTTGACAACTGGTGTAACTGGAACACTCCCAGTAGCCAATGGCGGTACAGGAACAACAACTCCAAGCATTGTCGCTGGCACAAACATCACAGTCACAGGTAGTTGGCCTAATCAAACAATTGCATCATCTGGCGGTAGTGGTTCAATTGTTTTTCCATTTTATAAAGCAGATGGCACATCGGACACTATTGCTCTTATAAGTAGTACATTTCTGCCTTTCTTTAATAGTTCTGGCACAGCAAAGAACATTGCACTAACAACTTGAGGTAATTTATGGCTGTCGTTAATCTTGTCAAATCAATTTATACAGGTTCAGATGTAACCTCACTAGGTGAAGTTGCTGCAGCAGATTCAGTTAACTTGCCAACTGGATCACAACTAAACTCCGCTGATCTTGTTAGCATTTCAGCGACACAAACGCTAACCAATAAGACTCTGACAAATCCAACAGTCACGAACTACACAGAGACTTTGTTCACTGCTAATACTAGCACTGCGATCACAGTTTCTTTAGCTAATGGAACTGTTCAGCAGTTGACTTTAACTGGCAATGCAACAATCACAATGCCAACGGCAACTGCTGGTAAGTCTTTCATCATCATGCTCAAGCAAGATGCTACTGGCGGTCGTTCAGTAACTTGGACAACAGTAAAATACCCTGGTGGCACAGCTCCAACGATTACAGCCACTGCTAGTAAGCAAGATATCTTCAGTTTCTTTGCTGATGGGACAAATTGGTACGGCACAACAATTGGGGCTAATTACACACCATGATGCAAACAGCATTTCTTTATCGTTGGACTCAAGCATCCACAGGAATGTGGTACGTTGGAAGCCGCACAGCTAAGAATTGCCATCCTGATGATGGATACATCTGTTCATCTAAATACGTCAAGCCTTTAGTTGAAACTGCGCCAGATGATTGGAAGCGTGAAGTTTTGCTGATTGCACCGCCATTTTATGTGCGTGAAATTGAAGCTAAGTATTTGCTGGCTTTAAATGCTCGTGATGATGGGCTGTCTTACAACCGCCACAATGGGGACATGAAATTTCATACTATTGGTCATACGCTTTCAGAAGAACACAAACGCAAGATTTCAACAAAAGGTCAAGTGCGTTCAGAAGCGACTAAAGCCAAAATACGTGCAAAAAAACTTGGTGACCAAAACCCATTTTTTGGTAAAACACATACGCCTGAATACTTACAAAAATTAACCCTGCGTATGTTGACTAACAATCCATCCAAACGAGATGATGTCAAACAGAAGTTGTCGCAGATGTTTAAGGGTAGACCAATGCCACAGACTAGAACTCCTGAAGCCTTGGCAAAAAAAGCTATAAGTGGCAAACGTGCATGGGCTAATGGTCTTTATGACAACCGCAAGCAAGCCAACTGGATTCCTACTGACCAACAAAGGGAAAAGATGCGTGAAGCACGAGCAAAACAAACACCCCCTTTATTGGGTAAAACACATTCACTTGAGACAAAAGCAAAAATGGCTGAATCTAGGCGTTTGTATTGGGCTAAACGCAAGGAGAACATCTAATGTTTGCAGCATCAAAATCAGGTAGCGTTGACGCAAAAGACCCTCAGTTTAACTATGTAACCATGCTCTTACATGGCGATGGAACTAATGGCGCACAGAACAATACGTTCCTAGACTCATCCACAAATAACTTTACTATCACCCGCAACGGCAATACAACCCAAGGCACGTTTACGCCTTATGGGGCTAATTGGAGTAATTACTTTGATGGTACGGGAGACACTTTAAATACAGCGTCAAATGCCGCATTTGGTTTAGGTACAGGTTCTTGGACATTGGAAGCATTTGTATATCCAACTGTTGCCCAAACAGATAATTGGATTATTGCAACAAATGATGCTGGTAAATTGCGTATGCGTGTTGGTGCAAGTGGTTATTTAAGTTTCTTTACGGACACTGGAAACGTAAGCCTTAACTCAACAACAGTTGTTACAGTCAATGCGTGGAGTCATGTGGCTATTTGTTACGATGGCACTACATTAAGTCTTTTCCAAAATGGGACTAGAACGGCAACAGCAACTGTTAGCATTAGTAATGGTTCAGCAAACGCTTGTTATATTGGAAGCAATACTATTGGCGGTAGTTTTTGGAATGGCTATATTTCAAATGCTAGGGTTGTTAAAGGTACTGCGGTTTATTCAGGCGCAACATACACTGTGCCAACAGCGCCACTTACTGCAATTACCAACACATCATTACTGACTTGCGCTGATAACAGATTCATTGATGACAGCACAAACAACTTTACCATTACAAAGAGTGGCGATGTAAGCGTCCAACGCTTCAGCCCATTTAGCCCTACAACTGCCTACTCCACAAGCGTGATTGGTGGCTCTGGGTACTTTGATGGTAGTGGGGATTATTTGACCACTCCACAAAATGCGGCATTTAACATTGGTACTGGACAATTTACAGTAGAGTGTTTTATTTACTGGAATGGAACAGCACTTGCCAATGGAGGTTATGGTCTTATCAATCTTGGCAATGGTGCTAATGGTGGTGGCCCATTTACAGGATGGGGTTTAATTCTTGACTTTGATAGTGGTGGTAAACCTACTTTTTATCGTTTTGACGGGACTGTTTACAGTTACCAATCATCAACTAATCCAACTGCTAATCAATGGATTCATTTAGCAGTATCCCGAAACTCATCAAACACACTGTCCATTTGGATGAATGGTGTTCGTGTCTTTACAGGCACTGTCACAACATCATTTAACAATGTAAATTCAGACCCTTTAAACTTTGGCTACAGGCAAGATGGTGGCACAGGAGGAACACATTATTTCCCTGGATACATTAGCAACGCTCGTGTAGTTGTCGGAACAGATGTATATGGTGCGGCTAACTCAACCATTACTGTCCCAACTACACCCCTAACAGCAATTACCAACACATCTTTGTTGCTCTCCACAACCAACGCTGGCATCTTAGACAACGCCATGATGAACGACTTAGAAACTGTGGGTAACGCACAGATTTCTACAAGCGTTAAGAAGTATGGTACTGGCTCGATGTATTTTGATGGAACTGGTGATTGGTTAATGACACCCAATAGAACTAACTTAAATGTAGGTTCTGGCGACTTTACAGTAGAGGCTTGGGTTTATACAGGCTCAACATCACAACAAGTAATTATTGGTGCAAACCGAAATGTTGATGGTGTTGGCGCATTTATGTTGAATCTTAATTACACAGGAAAAGTTAGATTTTTCTGTAGTTATTCTGGTGGAACAATCCTTGATTACAACGTAGGCTCAGGCACAATTTCTGATTCTGCGTGGCATCACATTGCGGTTACAAGAAGTGGCTCATCTTTAAGAATATTTATTGATGGCACTCAAACAGGTACAACAAATACAACGCTTGGAACTGCCTCAATTGATAACGCCATTGCTGATTACAGAGTTGGTAGCACAACAGATGGTGCATTAAATTTCAACGGTTACATAGACGACTTACGCATCACCAAGTACGCTCGGTACACGGCTACGTTCACAGCACCAACAACAGCATTTGCAGATAAAGGATAAACATGAACATTGCTAAACATATTGACGGACAACTTGTTGTTGCTGATTACAGAGAGATGTTTAAAGAAACATCATTCCCTGTTGGTGGCCCTAATGATGACTTCTTTACAGAGAACAACTGCTTTAAAGTAAGCGTCTTTAAGGAACATGACCGAGCAACACAAATGCTTGTTGGTTGTGGTGCTTACTTAGAGGATGGTGTGGTTTACACAGTAGAAGTGCAAACTAGACCAGAGCCAGTAGTAGAGACAATCACCATTGACTCAGGAAATGGCGCATGAACCAAGAGTTACAGACCTATTATGAGGAGCGCTTCTCAATGATGGCTACCCAAGGGTGGAAAGAACTTTTAGAAGATATTGACAATATGATTGAACCTTTGAATAATATATCTACAATTGAAGACGAAAGAAGTCTACAATTTCGCAAAGGTGAACTTTCTATTCTCACTTGGCTGAAAAACTTAAAAGAAGTCAGCGAGAGAGCATACGAGGACTTAAATGAAAAGAATGTATGAATTCGCCTGTGAAAACGGGCATAGAACGGACAGATTTGTTGTTTATGAGACAACGAGTCTAATGTGTGAGTGCGGAGCTACAGCCAACCGCATTCTCTCTGCGCCAGCATTTCGGCTAGAAGGTTGGTCTGGTCATTTCCCAACGGCTCACGCTAAATTTGGGAAAAGCCATACTGACAAGCTGAAAAGTGAACGCAAAATCAACTCATAAGCAATAATGCCGAGTTGAATCTCCTACAACCGATTGACGGCAGGAAAAAGGAAATATATGTTGATTGACGAAGATAAAGAATTGCCTGGTGAGTTAGAAATCGAAGAGCAGAAATCATTTTCGAAACCAGACCTCCCTGAAAAATACAGGGATAAAAGTTTGGATGACATTGTGAGAATGCACCAAGAGGCTGAAAAGCTAATTGGTAAGCAGGCTCAAGAGGTAGGCGAAGTAAGAAAACTAGCCGATGAACTTATTAGACAGAACCTTGGGTCTAAACAACAACAGATAAAGCAGGACGAGCCTGAGATTGACTTTTTTGATGATCCAAAGAAGGCAGTTCAAAGGACAGTTGATAGTCACCCTGACATCTTGGCAGCTAGACAAGCTACCCTAGAGATGAAAAGGGCGCAAATTCAACAGAAGTTAGCGAATGAACACCCTGATTTTGGCAATATTGCTAAAGATCAGGACTTTGCAAATTGGGTTAAATCTAGCCCAGTTCGTATAGAATTGTTCAAGCGAGCCGATGCTGAGTTTGACTATGATTCTGCCAATGAATTGTTAAGCACTTATAAGCAACTTCGTGGCGTTAAGAAACAGCAGAATGAGGCTTCTAGCGAAGTCACACGAAAGCAGAATCTTAAAGCGGTAGGAGTTGATGTAGGTGGTTCTGGTGAGTCATCTAGGAAAGTTTATCGTAGGGCTGACCTTATTCGGCTGAAAATGCAAGACCCTAATCGGTATGATGCGCTAAGTGACGAGATCATGGCGGCATATCAAGAAGGTCGTGTTCGTTAAAATTTGTTTTAGGAGATTTAATCATGGCATATCCAACACCAGCGGTAACAGTAACAACCGCAGACAAGTTCATTCCAGAAATCTGGTCTGACGAAATCGTAGCTTCTTACAAGAAAAATCTTGTATTGGCTAACATCGTAATGAAGATGAGCTTCAAGGGCAAGAAAGGTGACACTGTTCACATTCCAGCTCCTACTCGTGGTAACGCATCAGCTAAAGCGGCATCTACTGCTGTTACTCTGATTGCCGATACTGAGACTGAAGTTCAAGTCTTGATTAACAAGCACTATGAGTACTCACGTTTCATTGAGGACATCGTGGAAGCCCAAGCCCTGAACAGCTTGCGCCAGTTCTACACAGCAGACGCAGGTTATGCACTTGCCAAACAAGTAGATACTGATTTGATCCAATTGGGTCGTGCCTTCAATGGTGCTACTGTTGGTACAAATGACTACGCTACTAGCAATACATCCACCAAGGCTTATATCGGCTCTGATGGTACTACTGCTTACAACTCTACCAGCTCTAATGCTGCCGCCCTGACTGATGCTGCTATCCGCAGAACTATTCAGCGTTTGGATGACAATGACACTCCTATGGATGGTCGTTTCTTCATCATTCCTCCTTCAAGCCGTAACACATTGATGGGTCTTGCCCGTTACACTGAGCAGGCTTTTGTGGGTAATGGCGATGCAATCCGCAATGGTGAAATCGGTCAACTGTATGGTATCCCCGTGTTTACATCTAGCAATGCTGATACTGGTGCTGGTAACTCTGGCGCTGATCGTATCTGCTTGATGGGCCACAAGGACTCTATGGTTCTGGTTGAGCAAGTTGGTGTTCGTTCACAGACTCAGTACAAACAAGAGTACCTCGCTACTCTGTTTACATCTGACACTCTGTATGGCGTAAAAGCCATGCGTACAGCCGCTACAACTGGTGCAGCTTTGTCTTCTAGCGCATTTGCGTTAGCAGTTCCAGCCTAATAGTTGCCTTTTCCCCTCGCCTTAATCGGTGGGGGGATTTTTTACATCAAGGAGATTTATTATGGCAGCAGCAACAGCAGTTACCTCACGCAGGGGTAATGACCAGTTCCGTGGTCTATTTACAGACACTTGGGATGTTTCTTGTACTCTTGATAGCGGATCAGTATCTACTGTTTCAACCGCTACAGATACAGTTACAGTTCCAGGCGTTGCTTTGGGTGACATGGTTATTGGTATGTCTGTTGGCGTATCTGAAGCAGGTTTGGTTCGTAGAGCCTATGTTTCAGCCGCTAATACAGTGACTATCGTGACTTACAACCCTACAGGCAGTTCTGTAGATTTGGCATCAACTACATTGAACCTTATCGTAGGTCGTGCAGTGTAATAAAAGGGGGCTAATACCCCCCTTTTTTTGGAGTTTTTATGGCTACTTTTCGTTGTTTACAATCAAATAACACAGTCACTTTCACCTATCAGCACGATATTGATAGCATGAGAGGTCATCAAGGCTATGTCAGAATTGATGAAAAAGAAGTAGAAAACGACCAAAAACCTCTAATTCTAAAGCCTCCTGTACCTGTTAAGAAGATGGGTAGACCAAGGAAATCAAATGTCTGAAATTGACCCACGAGAATTCGGTAAATTGGAAGCTCAAGTTGAGGCTTTACAAATAGAAGTTCATGGACTTCGCCAAGATATTAAAACGCTTTTGGAGATGGCTAACAAATCCAAAGGCGGTATGTTTGTAGGAATGGCTATTGCCTCCTTCATAGGTGGCATAGTCACGTTTATTGCTGATCGACTTTGGAAATAAGGAGCATATTATGCCTATGGTTGGAAAAAAGAAGTTTCCCTACTCTGAAGAGGGTAAGAAAGAAGCCAAAGAGTATGGCAAGAAAAAAGGTATGCCTGTAACCATTATGGTTGCTGTTAGCCTTCCTAAACGTGGTCAACGTACTGCTACAAACATGATGAAGAAATCAGGTCGTGGTAAATGAAAAAGACCAAAGCAGAAGCTAAGATCAGCAAAGTCATGCGTGAATATAAAGCAGGTACGCTTCATTCTGGTAAAAAAGGGCCTGTCGTTAAGTCCCGAGATCAAGCGATTGCCATTGCTATTTCTGAATCTAAAAGGAAAAAGAAATGAAACAAGGTCTATATTCCAATATTGCTGCCAAGAGAGAACGTATCAAAGCTGGTTCTAAGGAAAAGATGCGTAGGGTTGGCTCTAAAGGCGCTCCTACTGAGGCGGCATTTAAGCAAGCGGCTAAGACTGCTAAGAAGAAATGAAATCTCCTGCTTGGCAAACAAAAGCTGGAAAAAATGCCAAAGGGGGCTTGAATGCCAAAGGAAGAGCATCGTATAATGCAGAAACAGGTGGCAATTTAAAGCCACCAGTAAAGTCGGGAGATAACCCTCGTAGGGCATCCTTTTTAGCACGAATGGGCAATATGCCTGGCGCTGAGATGAAAGATGGAAAGCCTACCCGACTTTTACTTTCTCTCAATGCTTGGGGTGCATCATCCAAGGCAGACGCTAAAGCTAAAGCCAAAGCGATCTCAGAGAGGAATAAGAAATGACCACTTATTTGCAAGCAGTAAATGATGTGCTTGTTCGTCTGCGAGAAGCGGAAGTATCAACTGTTTCCGAAACATCTTATTCCGCACTTATTGGCAAGTTTATCAACGATGCAAAGCGTCATGTTGAAGATGCTTATGAGTGGAATGCTCTTGGCACAACTGTAAACATAACTACTACTTCTGGTACTTATTCATACGCATTGACAGGTGCGGGTCAGAAGTTCCGTGTTCAAGATGTAATTAACTCTACTAGCAAGATCAATCTTGATAACATTACGTTTGCTAGTATGAATCGTTATTTGAACTTTGGTACTCCTTCTAGTTCAATTCCAATGTATTACACCTTTGAGGGTGTAGATGCCAGTTACGATACAAAAGTAACCTTGTTTCCGATTCCTGATGGTGTTTACAACATTGCATTTAGCTTAGTTGTTCCACAAGCCGTTTTAACTAGTGACAGTACAGTTATTGCTGTTGCTGCTGAATTGCTCGTTCAGAGTGCCTATGCAAGGGCTTTGGTTGAGCGTGGTGAAGATGGCGGGATGAATTCTTCTGAGGCTTATCAACTGTATAAGTCTATGTTGTCTGACTACATTGCTACAGAGGCTACTCGTTACCCTGAATTTGGCGTTTTTGAGGCTATTTAATGGCTCAACCTATCCAAACCTTCAGCATCTCTGCGCCAGGCTTTTTAGGCTTGAATACGCAAGATTCTCCATTGGATTTGGCATCTGGTTTTGCGCTTGTTGCTACCAATTGCATCATTGACCAATTTGGTCGTATTGGCTCAAGAAAAGGTTGGACAAGGGTTAACTCATCTTCTGGAAACCTTGGTGCTAATGATATTGGTGTAATCCATGAGCTAGTCCAAACTGATGGCACTTTGACTGTTTTGTTTGCTGGGAACAATAAGTTGTTCAAGCTCGGAACATCTAATGCAGTGACTGAGTTGACCTATGGTGGTGGCGGTACTGCTCCTACCATTACTGCAAGTAATTGGCAATGTGCGTCTTTGAATGGAATCACTTATTTCTTTCAGAATGCACATGATCCTCTAATCTATGACCCTGCTGTAAGTACAACTACTTATCGTAGGGTGAGTGAGAAGTCTGGTTATGCGGGTACTGTTACATCGTCTAACTTAGCAATCTCTGCTTTTGGTCGTTTGTGGGTTGCTAATAGCACTACTGATAAAACAACAATTTTCTTCTCTGATTTGTTAACTGGTCATATTTGGACGGGTGGCACTTCTGGATCGTTAAATGTCAATCAAGTATGGCCTAATGGTGCTGATGAAGTGCAAGCATTGGCTGCTCACAATGGCTTCTTGTTTGTCTTTGGTAAACGTCAAATCTTGGTTTATCAAGGTGCGACTACGCCATCAACAATGAGTTTGTCTGACACCATTGGTGGTATTGGATGTTTAGGTAGAGACACTGTTCAAACAACAAGCTCTGATGTGATCTTCTTGTCAAACAGTGGTGTTCGTTCTTTGATGAGGACTATTCAAGAGAAGTCTGCACCAGAACGTGATCTGTCTAAGAATGTGCGAAATGACTTGATGACTGCAGTTGCTAGTCAGACATTGGCAAACATTAAGTCTGTTTATTCTGAGCGAGAAGGCTTTTATCTAATAACTTTACCAGTTGGTCAAGTTGTTTACTGCTTTGATACCAAAGTTCAGTTGCAAGATGGTTCTTCAAGGATAACAACTTGGGACTCTATTACTCCTACTGCTTTCTTGTCACGCAGAAGTGGTGAGCTATACATTGGTAAAAATGGTTATGTTGGCACATACACTGGTTATTCAGACTATCAAACGTCTTACCGAATGCTGTACTACACAAACAATGCAGACCTTGGGAATGTCAATCAGACTTCTATTCTGAAGAAGATTTCTGCTGTTGTGATTGGTGGAACAAATCAGACAGTGACAATCAAATGGGGCTTTGATTTCAAGAGTAACTATTTGAGTGCCAATGCAACTATCCCTTTACAGGGTGTTGCTCAGTATGGCATCAATGAATATGGTGCTAATGCAACTACTGTTTCTTATTACTCTGATGGCATAGCACTAAATACTTTGACTGTTTCTGCAAGTGGTACAGGCAAGGTTGTTCAAACTGGTTATGAACTTGTTATTGATGGAGCGCAGTTGTCGATCCAGAAAATTGAAATCCAAGCTAAGAATGGAAAAATATCATGAGTAACTATACAAAGAGTACTGACTTTGCGACTAAAGATAATCTTACCTCTGGCAATCCTTTAAAGATTGTCAAGGGTACTGAGATTGATACTGAGTTCAACAATATTTCTACTGCTATTGCGACTAAGTTAGATTCTTCTAGCGCACCAAGCGGTACGATTGTTGGCACTACAGACACTCAAACTCTGACAAACAAGACTATAACTAATCCTACTGTAAATAACTATACAGAGGGTGTTGTTGCGATTGGTACTGTCACAACGTCAAACACTTTGTCATTGACAAATGGTACTGTCCAAACCGCAACTTTGACAGCATCTACTGCTTGCACGTTCACAATGCCTACTGCTACTGCAGGTAAGTCATTCATCTTGATTCTCAAACAAGCGGCTTCTACTGGTGGTGGCAGTGCAACATTTACAAGTGTTAAATGGAATGTTCTTGGCGCTCCAACTGTGACTACTACGGCAGGAAAGTTAGATATCTTTACATTTGTTGCTGATGGCACATATTGGTATGGTTCTTACTCACAAGGATACACAGCATAATGTTTGCCGCTATCAACGCATTCTTGTCGGGCAGTAATATTGCCAGTCAACAGGAGTACACAACGCCTGGCACTTACTCATGGGTTTGTCCTGCTCACGTTACTTCTGTTTCTGTGGTTTGTGTGGGTGCAGGTAGTGGTGCTTCAGGAACTTTGGGTGGCGGTGATCGAGGCTCTGGTGCGGGTGGTGGTTTAGGTTATCTAAACACTTACTCTGTAACGCCTGGTAACTCCTACACAGTAGTTGTTGGTGCGGGTGGTGCGGGTGGCTCAAGTGATGGCTATACATTTCAAAGTGGTGGCGCTGCGGGTGGAAACTCTTACTTTGTAAACACATCTACTGTTTGTGGATTTGGTGGTGGTGCTAGTAGCCCATCTAATCCTCCTGTTGCCTCCATTGGTGGAGCATACGCTGGAACTGGTGGCGGTGCTGGCGGCAATGGTGGTGGCTCGGCTGGCGGTGGCGCTGGCGGTTATGCAGGCACTGGTGGCACTGGTGCTAGTGGATTAGGTAATGGAACTGCTGGCTCTGGAGGTGGTGGAGGTGGTGGAGCTACTATCAATACTTCTACAGAATTTTCTGGATCAGGTGGAGGTGTAGGTTTACGAGGTCAAGGTACTAATGGCACAGCAGGAAGTACAACTGGAACACTTTATGGTGGTGGCGGTTCTGCAGGTTCTGATGGCTCAAATGGTAGTCAATCTTTAGGCGCTGATGGTGGTGCTTATGGTGGTGGTGGTAGCTCTTCTTGGTATGGAAGTAGTAGTCCATCAACTTCTGGTTCAGGTGCAGGCGGTGCTGTAAGAATCATTTGGCCTGGCGATAAACGCACATTCCCAAGCACAGCAACAGGAAATTTGTAAGGAAAAATCATGGCAATACCAAACAATAACTACACTGTAATGGAAGATGGCAGTATTGCCTATTCCTCTGATCCAGTTAATCAATCAGCATCAAACACCACATCTAACATGGTAAGGGACTATCAGGGTAAGGAATACGATCCTGCTGTGATTCTGGCTCTTTCCAAACAAATTGCTGCTGCCGTTGACCCTAAAGCAATTAAAGGTGGTGTATTTACTACTAAGGGCGAGAGCGTTGGATTTAACTACGATGAAGCCACTAGGTTGCTTGGTCGTGCGCCTAATTCTGCTGAACAAGTCTTTTTAGACATGGCTCGTCACCTTGCAAAAGAAGGTGTAACAGACCTAAAGAATGCTGATTTAACAGAAACAAATCGTAGGTTTGGCTCTACCTTTACAGGTGGTGGTGGTACGATTTATGAGATTAAAAAGGATGCTTCTGGTAATCCAGTAATCTCTACTTGGAGCAAAGAAACTAGCGACAAAGGTGCAATTCTTGGTGCTTTAGCTATTGCAGGTCTTGCTTTTGGCGTACCTGCTTTGTTTGGTGAGACTTTAGCAGGGACTGCGGGACTTACTGCATCTGAATTAGCAACTGCTGATATGGCTCTTGGTGGTCTTGGCGGTACTGCGGGTGCTACTGCTTTGGCTGAGTCTGCGGCTCTTGGTGGAGCAGGTGCTAGTGCTTTAGGCGCTCAGAATACTTTTGAATTAGCTAATGCAGGTGCTTCTGCTTTAACAGACACTACAGCAGGTCTTTTAACTGGCGGTGCTGAAACTGCGGGTGCAACTACTTTAGGTGGAACTACTGGAGCTTCTACTCTTGGCGGTGGAACAGGATTACTAACTGGTGGCGCAGAAACAGCAGTTACTGGCATGGGAACTGGCACTGGTTTAACAGGAACTTCAAGTGGTTTAGGATTAAATGCGGCTGGCACTGCGGGACTTGGTACTGAGGGTTTAGGTGCAGGATTAACAACTGGTACTGGTTTAACAGGAACTGGTGTTTTGACAGGCTCTGAACTTGGTACAGGATTGTTAACTGGTGGTGCTGGTACGGCAGGTTTAACAGGCACTGGAGTATTGACAGGATCTACTCTTGGTACAGGTTTACTTGGCACAACAGGTACTGGTGCTTTGACGGGAACTGGCGTATTGACAGGCTCTACTCTTGGAACAGAAATATTAGGTACAGGCGCAGGAACTGCCGCTACTACTGGCGGTGTAACTGGCTTAACAAATACTGCCAATGTTGGAACAGGTGCTGTAACTACTGGTGTTACAGGTGGAACTACAGGAGTTACTGGAGGCACTACAGGCGGGACAACTGGTGGTACTACTGGTGGCACTACAGGGGTTACTGGAGCAACTGGATTAACTGGTTTGACTGCTCAACAGATTGCAGGATTGTTATCAGGAACTTTAACTACTGCTGGTGGTTTATTGCAACAACAGACTTCTAGAGAAGCCGCACAAGCTGCACAAGCACGAATTGATGCTGAGACAGAAGCTGCTAAACAAGCGGCTCAATTCCGTCCTGTTGGAACTACTACTCGGTTTGGCACTTCACAGTTCACCTATGATCCTATAACTGGTCAGATGGTTAGCTCTGGTTATCAGTTAACTCCAGAAGCAAAAGCTCAACAAGATCGCTTCATGGCTTTGTCAAATGCAGGTTTGACCCAAGCTGAACAAGCACAAGCACAATTTGCTCCTTTGCAACAAGGCGCTCAGAATTTGTTTAGCCTTGGCAATCAATACTTGGCTCAGAGTCCAGAGGATGTTGCTCAAAGATACATCTCTCAACAGATGAACTTATTAGCACCTAGCCGTGAACTTGATTTGGCTAACTTGCAAAACAGACTGTATCAACAAGGTCGCTCTGGTTTAGCGGTTTCTCAAGGTGGTAATTTAGGTGCTACAACTCCTGAGCTACAGGCTTTGTATAACGCTCGGGCGCAACAAGATGCTCAGTTGGCGGCTCAAGCTCAACAAGCTGGTCAACAGCAAGTTGCATTTGGTGCGGGATTGTTGGGTACTGGCGCACAGACTATGGGTCAGTATTATGGTGGTCAGCAAGCGGCTTATGCTCCTTACACTACGGCAATGGGTCAAGTGCAGAACTTAGAGAATCAAGCTCAACAAGCCTACACAATGAGTCAAGCACTTGCTCAACAACAAGCAATGGCAGGAGCAAGAAGTGGAGAGTTAGGTTTACGAGGTGCAGGTCAAAGTGTGGCATTGGCTACTGGTAATGCTGCTACAACTAATCCTTACTCAACAGTTTTAAGTGGCTTGGGTGATCCAAATTCGTTGATTAGTCAAGGTATTACAAATGCCGTTAGAAGCATTTGGAGCAGTTAAGGAGAAACAAAATGGCAGATATTATTCCTAGCTTATTCGGGTTAACTCCTGAGATGTATGGTCAACAACAGCAGATGAGTGCTATGAATAGAGGCATTCAATTAGCAGGAATGTCTCCTGAGGCCAGAGGTGCGGCTATGACCTATGCGGGTGCTTCAGGTCTTGGTCGTGCTGTAGGCGGTATATTGGGTGCTGAAGACCCACAATTGAAGTTGATTAGTATTCGCAATACTATTGCCCAACAGATTGACCAAACCAATCCTGAGTCGATTTTGCAAGGTGCTCAAATGTTGGCTCAAGCTGGCGACCAACAAGGTGCTATGCAATTGGCTCAATTTGCTCGTCAAGCACAGAGTGAGATGGCTCAAACACAACAGCGTTTGTCAGCAAGTAGAGCATCTGAAGCTCAGGCTACTCGTGAGCGAATGACTCCACAACAACAAAATGCAATGGCTTATGCCGCAAGTGTTGCTCAACCAGGCACTCCACAGTTTAATTCTGTTTATCAAAAGACTTTGCAAGATTTGATTAACAAAGAAAAGCCTGATCTAACATCTACTGAGCAGAAAAATGCTAAAGCAATAGCTTTGACTGCTGGCCCCGAAGGTTCTGCTCCGTACATTGAGAAATTTAACACAGAGATGCTTCGCTTAACAACTAAGGCTGAAGGTCGTCCTGTGATTAAAGAAGTTGGTGTCGCTGCCAATACTCGTGAGCCTGTTTACACATATCAAGAAGGCAATAATCCTCCTCAACAAATTATCTATAGAAATGTTGATGGAAAACAACAGATGATTCCATATACGGGCGGTGTTGATAGAACAACTGCAACATCAAAAACAGAAGTTAAATTGCCTGAAGGCGAGTCAGAGTTTCTTAAAGAAATGGGTAAGTTGGATGCTAAAAAAGTTTCCGATGCTATGGTCACTAGAGAAACTGCCTCTTCTACAATTAAGTCTCTAAATAAACTTGCTTCATTGCCAGATAATGAGTTGATTACAGGACAGTTTGCTACAGGTCGTGTGGGTGTCGCTAACCTAATTCAAACTCTTGGTTTGGCTTCTGCTTCAGATGCAAAAAAAGTAGCTGGAAGCCAAGAATATCAAAAAGTTGCAGGAGATGTTATCTTGCAAACTCTTGGTGGCAAGTTGGGTTCTGGCTTCTCGAATGCTGATCGTGAGTTCATTCAAGGACTTATTCCTCAACTTGAGACAAATCCTAATGCTCGTAGACAACTTATCTCATTCATGCAACAAAAGAATCAAGATATTGTTGCTGAGGCAATTCGGACTGAAAATTATGCTCGGAAAAACAAAGGTCTATCAGGTTTTGAGCCTAACATTCCAATGTCGGTTGAGCCTGCAAAACCAAGACCTTATTCTGGCTTGAGTGATGCTGAACTTAATGCGAAAATTCGAGCCGCACAAGCTCAACAACCACGATAAGAGGTAAAGCATGGCTGATTCATTAGCAGAACTAATTGCTGAAAGAGAAAGACGCTCTGGTCGTGTTACTGGTGGTGTTCGTAGTGTTCTTGAGCAACCTGAAGAAACAACTAATCTAGAAGAGATCAAAAGGGCTGTTACATCTCTTTTAAAAGGCTCAACTGTTAGCGTTATTGGCGCAGTAGGTGGTTGGGGTAATGTTTATGATGCAATTAGAGAAAGTAAAGACCCTAATCCTTTATCTAGTCGTGGAATAGTTAACGCTCTTACTAAAGTTGGTGGCCCTGACTTAATGAAAATTCAGGGATACAAAGGTTTATACGATCTTGGTCAGGCGGGAGCTTTTCCAGCGGTGATGTCGGCAGTAGCGCCAGGCAGTAGTCTGTTTAGATTATCCACTCCTGCTAGAACTGCGGGTGCTGAATTTACTACCGCAGGTACGTTGGGTCTATTGTCTCAACAAGTTGCCCCTGAAAGCCCTATGGCTCAGTTAACCATGCAAACCTTGCCTTACTTGGTTGTGGGTGGTGTTCGTGGTTATAGTGCCAAAGGTCAACAAGACAAAATCAACGAATACAAGAAATTGCTTCCTGAGGGCGATAAGAACATCTTTGATGAGTTTATGTTGCGTGGTCAGGCATCATCTGACCCTGTTATTGCCGCTGACATTGCTAGACTTTCTAGGTCACCAAAGTACTTAGAACTTGTTACTGCTTTAAATGAAGGTGCTGCCAAGAAAGCCGTATTAGGTATTGAGCCTAAAGCCGCACCTTTGACACTAGAGCAGGCTAAAACTGGTGTTATTCAAGGTATTCAAAACAAACTTGAAGCCATTAGAGACAGTAAATCTACTGGTTTATTTGAGAAAGCTAAAGGTTATGGTGCAAACCTTCCTTTGGTTGACCCATCAACTACATTGGCAAACATTGATGGATTGATTGCCAGATATGCTGCACAAACAACTCCAAATGCAGATCGTGCCGTTCAGGTATTGCGAAACATTAGAGAGCGTTTAGTCACAGAAGTTCCTGTTAATCCAGAGCAAGTTGCCCTTAGGGGTGCTACTGGCCCTATAGAGATGACAAACAAGCGGACTGTTGAGCAAGTTCAGGGCGTTTTGTCTGAGTTTGGCAAGAAAGCATCTGCTGGCGACAACTTAATTAAAGATTTGTCTATCTCTGATGAGCGAATTATCTCTAGTGCTATTTTTGGTGGCATGAAAGAGGATTTGAGAACTGCCATCAGAGCATCGTCAGGAAACGATAGGGCGGCTTTAAACCTACTATCTGAAGCTCGTAATCGTGTTGAGAAGTCAAGCACTGCTTATCGTGAAGCAATCTCTCAGGGTATGCCAGCTTATTTGCAAAACAAAACCCTTGCAGAAGTTTCTCCTGAAGAACTTTTGGTTACCTACAAAGCATTGACTCCTAATCAAAGGGCATCAATGCGTTCTTGGATTGAGAATACCGACTCTGCTGCTTTATCTGTTCTTGATAAACAAGTGTTTGATGACTTTGTAAGCAAGGCAAGAATGCCTAATGCTACAGGAGTAGAAACTGTTAATTTAGAACAAATGGCTAAAAACTGGCGTGGTTTAAACGCTGTGGACAAGGATGCTTTGGCTACTGCTTTGGGGACTAATGCAAATGAATTTGGCAGTCGCATGAAAGACGCTGAGTTGATGACCAGAAAGATGAGTGTTTCACAACCAGCGAATCCTCCGATTATTGGTGGCGAGACTGTTCGTGAAGCATCTGCTGTTTTGGGTGCTGCGGGTGGTTATGCAACATCTAAGGTTGGTCAACTTGGTTTGGATATTGTCAATTCTTTCAGCAAGGGTGGCTTGAACGAAGATCAGTTGATGAAGGCTTTGCTTACTCCTGAAGGCGCTCAATTCTTGAAGACTGCGGCTTTAAGCCCAAGGTCTGCAAATGTGTTGTCAGATTTGACGAAAATGGAGAACTCAAATCCTGTTGCACGATGGATGATTGGAACTACTGCTCGACTTGGGCCACGAATGGCTGCTGCAGAACAACCTACTGTTCAGACGCAAGAACAAGCGACTGTTGGCGAAGATGAGTTGGCTGCTTTGCTACAAGAACAGCAATTGCGTCAACAACAACCTATGCCTCAAGAATAATGAAAGACTTTGCCGTAGCATTTGTTGCGGCATTCTGTTTTGTTTGCTTTGTCATATTTTGTAGCTATATTCTTATCTGGGCATTTCCGTGATCGCCTTTCTCTTGGCGGCAACCATAGAGTACCGATGTATTAAGTGGACTTGGACTGGTGATGTTTACAACCGAAGAGTTGTTTGCATTAAGTGGGAGAGAAAGAATGATTCCGTTAGACCCGTTGAGCGCCCTAAATAGCCTTCAAAACGCTATTTCGATGGTTAAAAAGGCTAGTAAAGTAGCCAATGATTTAGGTGGTCTTGCCCCGATGATAGGCAAGATGTTCGATGCTAAGAGTGCTGCCACTAAAGCATTGATTGAGACTAAGAAGAACAAAGGCTCAAACATGGGTCAGGCTCTCCAGATTGAGATGGCTCTTGAACAAGCCAGATCGTTTGAAGAAGAGCTGAAGATGCTCTTTATGACCACAGGTAAGGTTGACGTTTGGAACAAGATTAAAGCCCGTCAAGACCAGATGGACATAGATGATGCTAGGGAACTTCGTTCTTTAGAAAAGGCAGAGAAAGCGGCTAAAAAGAAGGAAGAAGAAATGAATGAGTTAGCCATCATCATTGGTGGTTGTGCATTTGTTTTGTTCTTGGTAGCAATTGGTATATATGAGTTGATGGAATTTTGTGAAACCACTAGAAGGTGTGGTCGGTGAATGAGTATCAGAAGACCTTTGATCTATGCCTAAAGATATTTGTCTATGGGTGTGTGGCGTTATGGTTTCTTGGCTTCTTAAAGTTCTTGCCTGACGATTTGTCGGACAGGATTGTTAATCTTCTACTTGGAAGGGTTGGGTTAGGGAAATGAGAATTACCACTTACCAACAGAATGCTCAAATGTTGTCAGAGGCTCACAGGATGATCCACCAACAGAATATGAAGCGTTTGGCAGAGTTAACCAGACAGGCTGAACAACATCAGAAAGTGCATGAGATTAAGACTCAATGGGCTAAGTCTGTGGACATCAAAGCATGAGATATCTATTGCTTCTTTTGTTGCTCACTGGCTGCAAAGATGTTTACCGCTATCCCTGCCAGAACCCTGATAACTTTCATGCACCTGATTGCCAAAAGCCTAAATGCTTGTTTACTCAGATGTGTCCAGAATACTTAGTAGCCCCTATCTTGGAGAAAAAGGTCAATGACATCCAACCAGAAAAATGAGCCATTGAGTACAGAGGCTTTTGAGGTCAGAATTTGGGGCTTTGTAGTGGTTGTAGTCACTCTTATTCTGTGCATCATTGTTATTGCACTACTTTATTCTGTTACTTTTGTAACACAACCTATCAAAAGTATGGCCCCGATTGACCAAGCCTACACCAAGATGCTGAACGACATTGTTCTTTTGATTGTTGGCGGTATCGGTGGGGTAATGACTAAACGGGCGGCAGGTGCGGCTTCTAAGATGTTTAACCCTCCAACACAGCCAATGTGTCAACCAATGGGCTATGGAGGCTCTCAGGGCGGTTTTAACGCCTCCTATGCACCTTCTGGTGGACAAACATGGACTTCACCTTCTGGTGCTTTGCCAGCTTGGGTAAATCCTGCTTTGGATGAGAGTTGGACACCTGGCCCACCACCGACTACGCCTCCTGACCACCTAGAAGATGACCATGAGCGTGAAGAATTAGCACAAGCTAGAAAAGAGGCTGAATAATGTTACCTATCCCTTTGCCTTGGTTAATCGTGGGTGTTCTTATTTCCTTGTTTGGCACTTACAGGGTAGGACACCATTATGGATGGCTAGAACGTGATGGAGATATGAAGATTGCCATTGCCAAAAAGAATGAAGAATCTCGTAAAACAGAGCAACAACTGAATGAACAAATCAACCAAAATGCTACTAAATTATTGGAGGCTACCAATGCTATCAATCAAAAGACTTCTGCCCTTGCTGTTGCCAATCGTGCTGGCAAGTTGCGCCTCTGCCCCTCAAGTAACATACAAGCCCCCACAAGTACCTCCGTTACCACCACAGATACAAAAGCAACCAGTGAACCTGACAGACCGACTGACACAGCTTCTGATGCCGAAAGAGCAACCATCGAAGCCATTGCAGAAATAGTCGCTCAAGGGGATAGAAACACTATTGCATTGAATGCTTGTGTAGATTCTTACAATGACGTTAGGAATTTGTTAAATGATAAGCGCTGAACAACTTAAACAACTTCACATTGGTGCTGAGTGGCTAGATGGTCTAAATGCTACTTTTGAGCGTTTTGACATTATGAATCCACTTAGAAAAGCGGCTTTTATTGGTCAATGTGGGCATGAGTGTGGGAACTTCAGAATCCTTGAAGAGAATTTGAACTATCGTGCAGAGGCTTTGCAGAAGTTATGGCCTAAAAGGTTTGATGCAACTAAGGCACAGATGTGCGCTAAAAACCCTAAGTTAATTGCAAATACTGTTTATTCCAATAGAATGGGAAACAGGGACGAGGCTTCTGGGGATGGCTATCGCTTCCGAGGTAGAGGTTGTATCCAATTGACGGGCCATGCAAACTACTACCATGCTGGTCAGGCTCTAGGGGTAGATTTTGTGATGAACCCAGAGTTAGTGGCTACTCCTATGTATGCCGCACTAACTGCTGGTTGGTTTTGGGATGTTCAGAAACTAAACCAATACGCTGATTCTCGTGACTACAAGACTATGACTAAAAAGATCAATGGTGGCTTTATCGGTCTTGATGACAGAATTAAACACATTAACCATGCCATAGAAGTTCTGACCTGACAGGGCAATCTTTGCCTTGGTTACAGTTCCCATGACAGGGTGGGCAAGTCTTCATATTCCTCACAAAAGTAGCAAAACTCTGTGATGTGTCACCAAAGGCTTTCATCTTGTCAAACTCTTGGGCTACTTCTTCAAGAGTATCGTTTCTGGTTTGAGTTTCGTTCATAAATGACTCCAGACCAACCAACTCACCCATGACCAAAATAGAACTAAACACAAGAAGAATATTAAGTAAACTGTTTTTGTACTCATCTAACTCTCCTTAAAGGAACTTCTGTTCTCTCGGGAGGTGGTGGTGGGGTCATACTCTCTGAGGGAGGAATCCAACCATGCTTTCTCCACAAGGTTTGAACGTCTGATCCAGACTCCCATTTGAAGTCTTTTAGAGGGACTGAAGGATAGCTAATCTTGGAATGTGGTGGTTTTTCTATCATTTTGTAGCCCTCATACGTTATGAGAATAAAGTTCTTGTCGTTTTTCTTCTACCGCTTTACTTGCTTCTTCTGCGGAATCAAAATGGCAAGAGTAAACAACTTTTCCTTTTAATCTTAAATAACAATACCATTTTTTCCAGTTTTTTGAATAGCTAACATTTCTGAAACCAGATGTATTAGATTTACTTATCGAGCGATTTTGTCCATTTTCAGAATGGTTTGCTTCACGCAAGTTTGTTATAGCATTGTCATTGCGAATTTTATTGATGTGATCTATATTCTTTTTAGGGAATTCACCATAACAATAAAGCCAAGCTAATCTGTGTGCTTTATATTTAATTTCGTCAATTTGTATGGTTGTATAGCCTTGTGCGTTTTTCATACCAGCAACAGAGCCAATCTTTAAACCATATTTTTTTGCTGTTGTCCAAACAAAAATTCCAGTTACTTGATCGTAGTGAAGAATCTCTTTTAAGCGAGATTGTGTAAGTGTAGAATCGGCATTGTTCATTGCTGTCGCTCCCTTTGCGATGGTTTTGGAAAGTGACGGCTTGGTGTTGACGCACTAAGCCGTTGCGCCATTATAAAACTTACATATTTAAATGCAAGTTTTTGCACGCATCACCCGTTGATTTCTGCCAAACCGACCTCGTTTGACACCCGTAACTTCGATAAATCCCTTGTCTAACAAAGCACGATACCTTGCTGTTATTGAGGAATATGGGTAGTTTGGGAACATACCAAGGATGTCGTCTGAAATACACCCCTCTGGATGGCTTTTAATGGCCTCGTAGACCATTTGTTCTAGCTTGGTGCTATCAACTGCTTGAGCCGCCTCATGGCTCGTTGTAGGGTCTTCTTTGCGTACCAACTTAAACGCTGGTGAACCAAAGAATCTGTCCATTGACTGCTTCATGCTGCCGAAAATATCATTCATTATTGACTCCTATTGGGTGAGGGGAAAACTGCTCGTCTGCAAGCTAGGAAAATCCTTTGCACAGCTCTCCCCTCGGGTTTATATTAACTCAAAAGGGCAAATCCGACTCGTCAAAACTTGCCTTTTTAGGGGCTTGTTTGGGCTGATAGTCTTCTTTGGGTGATACTGCTAAACCCATGAATTTGCCTGACTTGCCATCTTTGACCCATGCACTGAGCCAGTAGTCTTTGCCATCAACAGTTATGTTACCTTTATAATTAGGCGACCTTTCGTTTTCAATTTTGTCATTCTTGAACAAAACACCGCTATTATCTTTACGATTTTCCATTAAATTTCCTTCGCTTTCTTTGCATGTTCATTATGTGTATGGTATTTAATTCCAGCCTCGCAATATGCTTTGTGTGCATCTTCTGCTTTGAAAAAATAACCTAAATGCTTACATTTACCATTAAAACCTATTTGAGCTATAAATTTATTTCCTTTCTTGACAACACCTTTATATCCAGTAGTGTTATTTTTAAAAAATTTCTTATTTTGTAAGTTTTCTGCAGCCGTACATTCTCTTAAATTTTCAATTCTGTTGTCATGTCTTATTCCGTTAATGTGGTCTATTGTGTCTTCTGGAAATTCTCCATATACATAAAGCCATATAAGTCTATGAACCTTAAATGATTTTTTTTTGATTGCTACTTTTAAATATCCTTCAAAATCTGTTTTATTTATAATTTGTCCAGCTTTTGCATTGTTAGATACAGTAACTTTTCTTTTAAAAACTCCCGTATTAGGATCGTAATCAAATAATGATTTAACAAGTTCTTGCGTAATCATTTACAGCTCTTTGGCCTTCTTCAAAGCACTTCTTACCTTGCTAGGTAATAACGTCCAGAGGGCTATTTTCTGTTGATCGTCTAGGTTCTCTCCTTCCAACTTAACCCAAGCTGCCTTGGGGTCACCTTGCTCACAGGTGGCAATCAGATCAACTGCCATCTCTTGCAAGTACTGTAATTCCTCTGGAGGAATGTTATCTTGTGCGCCTTGAGTAGGGCTAATGATGACCTTATCTTCTTTTAATGGTGCAGAAGAGTCTAGCGCATCGTGCTCAACAATTTCCATTGCTGATACCCATAGGTATCTTCTTGTGTACGTTTCTACAGCCCCTAGGTTTTGAATTGGATGGCAACCTTTGAGGTTTGCTTCTGCCATAGGGCTTGTCAGAACGATCTCTGAGCCGTCTTCTATGTCTGTGATAGTCAGACTAGCCAGTTCCTTACCAAACGACACTACGCCACATAAACCGATATTATAAAAAATCTCGGTAATGGTTGGGATAAAGTCACCCAATTCAAAGTAAGAATATCCCGCAAACTTGTTGTGGCCTGACTTTTTTAGTGGTGCTTCTTGCAGGCTTATTCTTGCTGCCATTAACTTTTTATGTACTGAACCCATATTAACTCCTTTGATTTTCATTTAACTCTTGTTGAATAATCTCTTTTTGTTGTTCAGGATATAAATCCTTGAACTCGATAAAGTCTGCTTCTTGGCAGCAAACTATTTTATTCCCTTTGATTGTCAAACAATAGGGGCAGTAGTGTATGTCTGAGAACTCTGACACGTAGGTTTGGAATAGTGTTTTCATGTAAGCCTATCAAAAGCCATTTCCCACAGAACATCACCCGCCAGATCGGTGAGCTTATTCAACTCATCTTCTGTCAATGGTGTTCCATCTTCATAGCATCCACCTGAAAAGTAGGCATCAGAGAAGTCTGGATAATCACTGCTATCTACTCCATCTACCTCTAGGTCTACAACCTTTTTTCCATTAAGAATCGGCATATTCACTCCTGTTAGTTTATTAAAATGTCCGTTTTTGCAATTCACTGTTTAATGCTTTAACACACTACGTTGAGCCAGCGCTTCATTGCAACTTTTTAGCACGATGGACTTCGCACAGAGAGTTGCTCAACACCTTTAATGTGCCACACAGATTCCCGAATTTACATAGGGGTTTTCCCTAATTTACGCAACTTTTTTATCATGCTAGGCTACTCGTATGAAAACTGAAATACTTGAAAAAAGATGCGCTGAAGCCTTGCATGGGTACGCCCAAACAATGGCAGGTGCTTACACAACCGAACCAGAGGACTTTGATGCGGCTGTAACAGCTTTGCTTGCCAGAACGCTAGAACTCCATCTCAACCGCCCAATCAACCTGGAGAACCTTTACAAATGACCCAACAAGCAGTTATCAGAGCATTACAAAATGGATCGCTTACTGCCTATGAGATGGAGAATCTAACGGGCATCCCAAGAACTTCTATCGTGGCTGCTTGCAAGAAGATGTTTCGCAAGAAAGAGCTTACTGTTGAGAAAATCAAGGTCAGTCGTGCTTGGGTCTGTAGATATACCCTAGAGCCACACATGATTGAGGCTCAAAAGGTTGTCAACAATGAGCCACGTTGCTTGCTTAACCCGTTTGATCTTAGAAACGCACAGGGCATCTTTACTAAGGCTGAGTATGCGGTGATGAACTCTCAGGCTAGAAGATTGCTTGGCAGATCACCAACAAATGAAATCACAAATAATCAATTTATTTGAAAAAAACTTCTTGACACACTAAAAATTTGTGTACAATGAAATTGTTGTCGTGGAAAACAACATACTTGAAGCCGTTTACACATGCCTTCGCCCTTGGTTTTCACTCTAGGGTTTCCACCGAGGGCAGTTGTAAGCGGCTTTTTTTATGTTTTTTCCACTACATCCGTACTCCACACGATAGTAGTGCATCTGCATGGATGGCTTGGAAGAAAACACCGACATCAGGAAACACCCCCTGTTTGCCGACCAGCGTTGGTTAAGCGACTGGTAAAGCATTTGGTACAACGGTGGTAACAAGGCCAAATGTATAAGCGAATTAACTCGTCATGCGCACTTGGGGCGTTTTGTATTTTAATTAACAGGAGTCAATAATGAATACCATAATGCTTGGAGAAGGTCGGATAGAAACCCCTCTATCCACCCTTGGAGAACCTATGTCTAAAGAAAACAACATTGATAACTTTGAGAGATTCTGGGAGACTTGGCCTAAATCATTTAGAAAGGGCGGTAAATCTGCCTGTAGAGTGAAATGGAAGAAGTTTTACTGTGATACCTGTGCAGATCAGGTCATCAAACACATAGAGTGGATGAAAACAACCGATGCTTGGAGAAAAGACGATGGTGCTTTTATTCCAGCACCTTTGGTCTATTTAAACCAACAAAGATGGGATGGGGCAGAAATCCCAGAATCATTCGGGATCAAAGTACAAATTGATCCTGCCCTTGCAAAGATTGAAGCTGACAACAAAAAAGCCGTTCCTATGCCTGAACACATTAGGCAAGCAATGGCTCAATTAAGGAATAAATGATGAACAAGATTGAATTTGGTGATTGCCGTGAGATTATGCGTAAATGGGCATCACAAGGCGTTAAGGCTCAAACTTGTGTAACTAGCCCTCCTTACTATGGTTTGCGAGACTACGGGACTGCTAAATGGGAGGGAGGAGATTCTCATTGCGAGCATTCAATCTCAATGCCTACCAAGTGGAATGATCCCAAGCGTGGCACAGTTCTACGTCCAGAAGTCGGTCACAGAGGAGGATCATCCTCAAACTGCCACCTCTGTGGTGCTAAACGCATTGATGAGCAATTAGGCTTAGAAGATACCCCTGATGAATACATCAAAAACATGGTTGAAGTGTTCCGATGTGTTTGGGATGTTCTTGAAGACGATGGCACTCTATGGGTCAACATTGGTGACAGCTACTGCAACAGCAATGGTTTCGCCAGAGCAAGCCCAGAATATCAGCGTGAGGGCAGAAACAATATGCCAGCAAATGACAGGAAGCTGGACAAGTTACACGCTACTGGACTGAAAACTAAAGACCTGATTGGTATACCTTGGATGCTTGCATTTGCATTGAGGGCAGATGGTTGGTATTTGCGTCAGGACATTGTTTGGAGTAAACCTAATCCAATGCCTGAGTCTGTTCAAGATCGTTGTACCAAAGCGCATGAATACATTTTCTTATTAAGCAAATCCCATAAATATCATTTTGACCATGTTGCGATTAAAGAGCCTTTAAAAGGTGAGCCTGAAACACGGGATAAGAATGCTGAAGGTTATCAGGCTGACTACTCAAAGGGAGACAGGTTTAGCAAGGGAGAGAGGGTTTTTGGTGCTGATGGCATGGCAAATAAACGAAGTGTTTGGACTGTAAATACAAAGCCTTATTCAGGCGCTCACTTTGCAGTTTTCCCAACAGAACTGATTGAGCCTTGCATTCTTGCTGGCGCACCACTTGGAGGGATTGTTTTAGACCCATTTATGGGGTCAGGAACTACCGCACAAGTAGCCCAAGACCTTGGTAGGCAATATATTGGATGTGAATTAAACCCTGAGTATGGAAAACTTCAAAAGAAGCGTACGGCTCAAACATCATTGGATTTTGCATGAACTACTTTGAAGCAATGAGATTGTTAGACAAGGTTAAAGAGGGTGTTCCTTACCCACTACACCTGATAAACAAAGCATTGGAGCTTACTGGTGACTTGGAGTAGGCGCAATAAAGAAAACCCTGGTGACAGAGTAACCCTCGAACAGTCTGAAGCAAGGGAAATCTACCGCACTTGGGAAACAAACAAAGATAGAGACTTTGTGCGTGGCAGATTAGAGAGAGCAGAAAGAATCTATGGCATAGGTGCTAGAGACAGAATCCGAGAATACATGAACAGAATTAAAGACGGGACACTTGAATGACTTTTATTGTCACATTTATGGTGGAGGGAACACCAGTACCCAAGGGTAGACCAAGGTTTGCTAGAAGGGGCAAATTCGTATCAACTTACAGTCCTAAGACTACTGTTGACTATGAAACTAAGGTCAGCGAGGCGGCACAAGTGGCAATGGGCAGTTCAGAACCCCTACAAACCCCTGTGGGAGCTTACATCTACATCACCTTACCGATTCCCGCCAGTTACAGTAAAAAGAGAACCCAAGCCTGTTTATCAGGAGAGGAACGCCCAACAAAGAAAAGTGACATAGATAATTATTGCAAAGCGGTATTCGATGGGATGAACGGGATTGTTTTCCTAGATGACAGCCAAGTAGTCTCACTTCATTCAACGAAGGTTTACGGGACTGTTGGCATGGTTGAAGTAATGGTGAAAGAAGAGCTTATCTAAGGGTAAATCCCAATAGAAAAAGAAACAAACAAGAGTAAATTAAAGGTTTTAACAAGGGTGAATATTATGAATACATGGGAATTTGACACAACAATCGGTCAGGGTAGTGAAGTCGTTACTGTCGTCTATGAATACGAAATGGACGAGGACAAATCCACCTATAACGAATCAGTGAAGGAAGTCTGGTTTGAAGGTCGAGATATTGTGGGATGTATGTCTGAGGAGGCTTATGCTGAATTGGAAATGGAAGCGGCAATGCGTTTTCAACACCATAAACTGAACTATAAGCAAACATCAGACATCGAACCATGAGAAAGCAGACCAAGCGCAAGGTTTGGGCATTGATTGACCCACTTACTCACGCAATAGTAGGTGCGTCAATCACTCAAAGGGACAAGCTAGACAAGCTCAGAACCCTAGAATATTCAGCCTTAGAAGCAATAACCAAGGGAAAAGGGACAATCCACGATTGGAGAGTCCTTGTTGACGTTTTAAATCTAAGCGAAATGATGGCTAAGAACGGAATTGGAAAAGATGAGGTTATGCCTGTATGCCAAAAAGCCCAAGATGCTTTGCATAAGGCAGCTATTCGATACCAAAATACGCTTCAAATCGGTTTATCAGGCGAAGGAATCAAGGCAATTCGAGAGCTTTTAGAGTTTGCAGATTTACAACAATCAAGCATTTCAAGATCAGAATTCGAGAAATATATTAAGAAAACCAAAGATTATATTAAGTCAAATAATGATTTAGTAGTGGAGATAATATGAGTAATATTAAGTTAGATGAATTAGAAAAGATGGCAAAGGAAACTGCCGCATTTGGAGTGCATCCAAGCGGTGAGTTCATTTACTCTTTTTACACTGAGCAATTACAAGCCTTTGCCAAATTGGTAGAAGACAGCATTTATGCTAAACAACTAGAACTGCCAGAGCCAAGGCTAACGGGTAAGTTTTCAATCACTATGGGCAAATTCAAATGTACGGGTTGCACAGGTCTTTGGGAAAATAGAGAAGATGCAAAACACCACTCATGTAGGGATTACCAATGACAAGAGAGGAACTACTAGACCAGATCGCAATCGAAGTACTTAAGAACCTACCGCACAACTTCGCCCGTGATGCCTACAACATCGCAGAGGGTGTGCTTGAACGTAGAGACGCAATACTTCACAAATGGGCTTTAACTGAGGCTATCGTTTTTGATGGATTAGAGAAACTCAATTTAACTGTTCGATCTGAGCGTTGTTTAAAAGCTGATGAAGTATATACATTAACTCAATTATTAAACTGCACTAAAGACAGATTATTAAAAACACCTAATATGGGTAGAAAAAGTGTTAATGAGATAATCGAGAAACTAGCCGAGCATGGTTATAAACTAAAAGGCGAATTATGAGTGATAATCCACATAAGGCGGTGCAATTCCTGATTGACACTGCACCCCTTTACAGTAAGGCTAAGGCTAGTCGGATGTTTTTAGAGGAGTTTCGTAAGAGTCGCAAAGCCCAGTTAATGAGCCAGGCAGGGACTGAGGTACTCGGGAAACAAGAAACTTACGCCTACGCTCACCCTGATTACATTCAGATATTGGAAGGCATCAGGGAAGCGGTCGAATTAGAAGAGCGTTATCGCTGGCTTATGACCGCAGCACAAACCCGCATCGAGGTATATAGAACCGACGCCTACTCAGCTAGGCATGAAATAAAAAACACCCAATAATGCAAAGCAAAAACAAGGCTAAACCCACCGCAAGCGAGAGATTGCATATCGCTAGAATCAAGGCCATGTCGTGCATTATTTGCGACAACCCAGCCCCAAGCGAATGTCATGAGATAACCCAAGGCCAATGGTTTACATCAATGCCACTTTGTGCAGATTGTCATCGAGGGCCGATCAATGGAATACATGGACAGCGCAGATTGTGGAATGTCTACAAAATGGACGAATTGTCAGCCCTAAATGAAACTATACGCAGATTGTGCGAAGATATACCCCTAGAAGGCAATAAAAGCCCCTTTTAAGCAGTTTTTTAGCCTTGTGCATAGCTACTATGCTTGACGTAAAAAAAGAGCCTGAAGCCCTTATTTGATAGACAAGAAAAAACCCGCTTTTTAGGGCGGGTTATGGGTTTAGCGTTTACCTGAGAGTATTCGCAAAATTAGGGCTGCAATTGCATAGATCATTCAAACCCCACAAATTCTAAAGCTTCAAATTTGCAAGCTTCAACCTGATCAGCCGATAACCCGAAGGCTATTTTTTCGGCTAGTTGTGAAGCTTGATCGGCTTTTTTATCATTGGGAGCGGTTAATGCTAAAATTAAACATTGGGTTAATGCTTCAATTTGTGACATATAAGCCCCTTAAATTTGCTTCAACTTGATCACACGTGCCATTTTTTGGCCATGCGCTGGGTATGCAATCAAGGGTACGTCTTTAGACCAGCAAGCACGACAGCCGTTACAGTTACCCCCATGTTTGTAAGCTTCGCACAATTGAACCCCAGCCCTTGCCTGAAATGTGGAAGCATCAGGGCCGATAACCGATCCATGCAAACCCTCGATATATTCCCCTTGAATTGAATCACTGGAAAACCTAACCATTACATTGGGCAAAGCTTGCATTTGTGCGAAAACGTGGGCAAATTTGGGGAATTTGTGCATCCTAGTAGGTAGCCAATGGTTCACCCAAGGGGTTTGAATCATTACTTCTAGAATTTTCTCAGCAAGGCCCAGAGTGTAGACATCGCCAGAATCAAACCAGCGAAAATATCGATCGGAATCTAATTCTGAAACCATATCGGAAACCCAATCTAAACGCTGCCAGTCTTCCCGATTAGACAATCTAGGGGCTTTTACATTGGGGTAATTGTAATTGCCAGTAGTAGCGTAGCAGCCCTTGCAGGCGTCTACTAGTTCACCTGGAGCGGCCCATGAACCAGGACAAGTATCAAGGGCTTGCAAGCTCCATGATCTAGCATTTAATTTTGAGGTTTGAGATATTTTGATCATATGAACACCTATTTACAGTTAAAAAATACGATTCTAGGGGCATGAAACCCCTAGTAAATCAGTGAAAACCCTTAAGCGGTTTCAGCGGTTAACTCTTTCATTTCATTAAGCGCTTCAGCGTACAAATTGCACAATTCGGAAATTTCATCGATGCCAGCGTGTACGTTTTCGCTATAACCATTGCAGCATTCTGACCAAACCCCGTCGCTATCGTCATGCATTAGGGTAATGGTTTGATGTAATTTCCAGCGTTTATTCACCCCAGCAAGCGAATGCAAAGCTTTTTTATACTCTTTTAGTGCGGGTTTGCTTTTAAAAAAATCATTTTGACGGGTTACCGCTTTTTCATAAGCAAACAAGGGATCGATTCCCTCTTTTACTTTTGCGTGTAATTTCCAGCCAAAACCTATATTTTTTAGAATTTTGCCATCGCTGAAATAAGCTTTTACGCTAGTCAACGCTGTAATGCGACCGATCTCTTGACCATGAACTGATAATTTTGCCATATTGAAACCTATTAAAAAAAGAAAATTATTTGACTAGAACGTCAAACCATGCCATTAAACCGATGCAAAGCAGAAGGCCAATTGCAATGGCTGTGATGTAGTCTAAAAGAGTATTTTTCATTATGCAACCTTGATTGTAAAACTATTAGCGGTTAAGGTCTTATCCATGAAATAGCCCTTGCTGACGTATTCAGGGGCTTTTGTATCGATCCAGTTTTGAGCACGTTCTAATGTGTCGCAAATAGCGTGAACGGCTAAGCGGTTTTTCTTTTCAATAACTAAAAATCTCATTTCAAACCCCAGTTTTATATTGTGAATATGAGCGGATAGGGCTGCGGCTATTTGTATGCTTAGCCTTGAGGGTTAAATTGATCCCGTTAGCGTCACAAACCCGATAAAGTGTACCCAGATCACAATCTTCCTCAAGATATGCGCTTTTTCCTCGCATATAAGAGTAGTGGCTGATCTGGTCGGCTATGCCTAGATTTTTTAATGTGTCAATTTTGACGGATACCCAGCCGTGACCTGGATCAGTGAAATAAGAGAGGGATAAGCTTTTCATGTTATTTACACCTATTTAACCCCTAGTTCCGCTAGGTCGGTATTAGTAGAGTAGCAACAAAAAAAGAAAAAACTATTAGGACAAACCCTAATAAAGTACAATTATTTCAAATTATTTTATGGGGATGACATGGCAAGGCCATCAACACCACAAACCCGATACTTTCAACGACAACTAACAGCCCCTGAAAAATTGATACTGTTAGCGGCTGGTGAGGGTAATTTGATCAAGGGTTTTGCAAATGTGTTGGCACTCTACCAGGAAGCTCACAATCAAGGGTATCGCCCTGACATGGAAACGGGTTATTTAAAAATAGGTCTCGCAACAACTAACAGCCCCAATACAGATCAATCAATAGACAAGGTAAGAGAACACATAAGGGAATAACACAATGCTAAACCTAGAATTCAAGTACATCAAATTAGGTGCTTCACCCTCTTTCACACTTAACATAACAACTTAACATAACGTAGTCAGGGTAAACCCTGATCTGTATAGATAGACAGTACTGTAAGGATAGACAGTAGGGTAAACGAGTAGGTAGAAACCCTGATATGGGGGGGGAGGGGGTGAGTGGTGTGTGTAGATATTTGTGGAGCATCCCACCCTCAGAAAAAGCTAAATTGACCATTCCAAGGAGGAGAAAATGGAAAAAAGAGGACGAGGTCGCCCTAAGGGGTCAGTCAAGATGACCATACAGAGGTTTGCTGACAATCCACCCCTTGTACTGCCTAAGACAGACCACCAGAGGCTCAAGGAGCTAAAGGAGTTGATGATTAGGAGTGGGGGTAAGGATGTGGCTCAGAAGGTCATAGAGATAGCTTTGAATGACGAGCATCCCCATCAGTTAGTGGCTCTGAAGATGTGCTTGGATAGGACTCTACCAGTGAGTATGTTTGAGAAGGATAAGAGCCAGAGGAGTGCTGTGACGATTAACATCACTGGTTTGGGACAAGAACCGACTATAATAGAGCCTAATAACGCTGAAGACGTAGAGGCTAAATATGAGTAGAGCAGCAGAGCGTGCCAAGGCAAAAGAGCTAGGTGATCGTTTTTACTTTACTGGCAAACCCTGTAAGCATGGGCATATTTCAAAGCGTTATACAGATAAAGGCACTTGTTGCGAGTGCATGACTCTTGATTTTGAGGCTAAAAAAGAATCAAGATTAAGCCAAATGAAGTCAAACTACGAAGCAAAGAAGTCAATCTATGCTCAGAGGATGGTTTCTTGGAGAGCAAACAATAAGCACAAACAAGCCGTGTATTCCTCTAAGAAGCGGTCTGAAATCATGTTGCGAACACCCAAGTGGCTAGATTCAGATGCTTTTGCCAAGATGGAAGAGTACTACTACACCGCCAATATGCTTGGGATGCACACTGGTGAGCAATACCATGTTGACCATATAGTTCCGCTAAGAGGCAAGTTGGTAAGTGGTTTAAATGTTCCTTGGAACTTACAAATCCTTACAAAGACAGACAACCTAAGAAAGAAAAACAAGTTCTATGGCTGATCTTAATTTCCAACTATTGCCGTGGCAGCAGATTGTTTTCAAAGACCCCGCCCGATTCAAAGTGGTTGCCGCAGGTCGTAGGTGTGGAAAGTCTCGATTAGCCGCCACAACTTTGTTAATCGAAGGATTGCGTTGCCCTCCTGGTTCGGCTGTACTGTATGTTAGCCCTACTATGGGACAGTCGAGGCAAATCGTCTGGGACTTGCTGCTAGACCTTGGTAGAGAGGTTATTCAGTCTTCCCACGTAAACAATCTAGACATTACCCTGATAAACGGGGCTAGGATATACGTTCGCGGAGCAGATCGGCCTGATACGCTCCGTGGTGTCAGTCTGACCTATGCCGTTCTCGATGAGGTTGCTGACATCAAACCAGAGGCATGGGAACAGGTCATCAGGGCTAGTTTGTCTGATAAACGGGGTAGAGCACTCTTTATTGGTACTCCAAAGGGCAGAAACTGGTTCTACGATACCTTCAAGTTGGGAGAGAGTGAAGATGATCCTGATTGGAAGTCTTGGCACTTTACCACTGCTGATAACCCCTTGATTGACGCAAAAGAGATTGAATCTGCCAAAAAGACTCTAAGTACTTTTGCTTTCAAGCAAGAATACATGGCTTCCTTTACCAACGCTGGTTCTGACATCTTCAAGGAAGAATGGATCAAATACGGGGTAAAACCTGAACATGGAAGCTATTTCATTGCTGTTGACCTAGCAGGATTCGAGGAAGTTGCCAAACAAGCGGCTAATGCTAAGAAGCGTCTGGATGAGTCTGCTATCTCAATCGTTAAGGTCACAGACGATGGGAAGTGGTTTGTTGAGAAGATTGAACATGGTCGCTGGGACATCCGTGAGACCGCCTCCAAGATTCTGATTGCCATTAGGGACTACCGCCCTTTATCCGTAGGGATAGAGAGGGGGGCACTCAAGAACGCTGTTTTGCCCTACTTGTCAGACTTGATGCGAAAGAACAACACCTATGCTCATATCGTGGATTTGACTCATGGGAATAGAAAAAAAGCGGACAGAATCATCTGGGCTTTACAAGGTAGGTTCGAGCATGGCAGAATTGTGTTAAATT